TATTTTGCAAGCGTTCCATTTCTGATGTTAATTCGTTAATACGTTCAGGGTCTTTTGTATGTGCCAATTCAAATCCAACATCGCCTAGCTTCATCTGATCGTTCATAGACCAAATACCTTGTTGAATTGCATCGAACGTAGATTTTGTAGCACGAATTGATTGTAGATTGTTGATTGCTTGTAATTGTTCAGCTTGTGAACCATATTTTACTTTATATAGTTCAGGGAATTCATCGTATATATCTTGTAATACTGCGCCACGTTCAACTCGTCTTGATAAGTAATCAGCACGTTCAAATGCTTTATCATCACCACGCATAATAACATCAGGGTCAATATCTAATACTTTCCCCATTCTAATTGCTTCGTTATAACGTAGGGTATCGTTATTGTATAGAAACAATCTATCCGTATTACTAACAACACTTGTAGGAAGTACCTTTTGTAATGACTGTCCTAGTGGTTCTAAACCTTGGTATGGATTGTCAGCTTTACCAAATGGATAATATGTGGTTGTACCATCAGCATTAGTTTCTTCCATTGTGCGTGGTGTGTTTGCAATAGCCTTAATTGCATTAATAGCATTATCAACTACTTGTGCCGTTGTATCTATCCCTGCACCTATCGCGTTACCAACCTCAGTAAAACCGCCAGTAGGTTTAGACTGAACACCAGCACTAGCACTAAAAGATGGGGATGTTTTAACATAGCCATTCTGTACAGCTAGTGCTTCTTGCCGTTCTTGTTCAAGTGTTTGTTTAGCCATTTTTAATCTCCGTTATCGTTATATCTTCTTTGCATGTTGTTATACACGCTTTCGTAAATATCTCTTGTTGAGCCATCTTGATATGTTACACGCACATAATGGTTACCAACAGGTTCAACATGCACAATACCCATCGCTCTATTGCTTGCTGCGCTAATAGGTGCGCTATAATCATCACCATCACCGAAATATGGTTTTTCCGTACTTCGTAATGTTTGTGTTGCCAATGCGCCCTCAAATATATCATGCATTTCTGCTTCTGTAGGCGCTCTGCCGTGTTTGCTTTCAAAGTCAGCTTTACGACTTAACATCTCTTGTTTAACACCATATTCAAAACTTGAACGCAATGATTTGTCAGCAGGCAACGCACTTTGTATTTCGCTATCATAAGGTGTTAAATCAATTTTGTTGGCCTTTAATCGGTTATCGTTCGCTTCAAGTAACACTCCGTCAAAACTATCATCAATAACTTTATCAGGGTATATTCTCTGTGCGTGTGCTAGGGTTTCTTCGTATGTATGAGTTTCAGCATATTTTTTCAACTCAAACTTTTGTTTTGCATTTAATTTAAGGCCTTTTTCATACATAGAATCAAGTTTAGGTCGCATTGATGCTTCTGTACCGCTCCACGCTTCCTTTTCCATATCAGTCTGTGCGCCTGCCGCTTGTGCATGTGCATAAGATGATGCGCCTACATAATCGCCTTTTGCTATTAATTGGTTATATACAATTTTAGCTGCAGTAATTCTATCTTTAGCTTGCTTGGCTTCGATGTTCATTTGCATTGTCAGCCAGCCTTTATAATTTTCACGGCCTTGTTTAACCGCCTTTTCAATCTGATCTTCAGAATAAACAGGTTGACCGCCTTTAGTCATAGGTGCATTGCGCATTAATTCTTTATAATGGCCTGCATCTGCGCCATAATATCCACCTGCTTTTAACTTGTCAGCGTATTCATCTATGCTCTGTGCGTTGACTGCGCCATTCGGTTTAATATAGTGTTCAATCCAATCATCAACAAACTCTTCATCGGAATTATACACTTTGTAATAATTCGTTCCATCTGGTTGTTTGTTATCTTCTCCATTAGGCTCTGATTGAGTTAATCCTGCATAGTTACGATTTTCTTTTGCCAGCCTACTGAGTTCACCGCCAAGCGTTCCCTCTGCATACAACTGCCTATATGCAATTTCTGTATTGATACCATACTTATTATGTGCATATTGTGCTAACTTCCATAAATGTTGATTAGCACCAATACCTGACTGCATGGCTTCCTTGTTTTTGGCTTCCATTTGCGAACGTATGCGTGAACCCATAATGTCCATACCACGATTTACATCATCGCCTGCAGCCAATCGAATTGCGCCGAAATCGTTTTCATTGTTAGCGATTTTGTTTATACCCATTTGTTGGTACATTTTCCTGTATGGTGTTAATACATTCTCACTAGCAAGCCCAGTTAATGCAGTCAACTGCTTGTCTAATGTTTCTGAATTATTATCAGCAACAGTTTTATCTAATAAGGTTTTAGCATTAAGATCATAGTTTTGTTGTTTTTTAGATGCTATTTGTTCATCATCAAGCCCTAATTGTTTACCAGTTGCTTCTATTAAATCGCCTGTTAATGTTAATGTTTTCATTTGTTGATTAACATCATTCGTTTGTAACAGATTATTATTCAAGTTATTGATTTGATTTTGTGTAGCAGTGCTTAGTGCATCCTCGTACTGACCTCTCATGTACCTAGATATACCATCTAAATCGTTTGTTTTTGATGTTTCAACCGCTTTATTGAAAGCGTTTACCGCATCAGTTGTACGTAAGTTATATTTAGCAGCAAGTTCGCTTTGGAATTTTTGTGTACTTTCAAGGTATGTAGGTAGTATCCCTTGCGCATTCATACCTTTTTGGTACATTAACCCTTTATCTTTATCAAATTTTAATTCAGTTACTTTTTGATTAAATTCATTAATAGCATTTGTAGCATTGATATAATCTTTTTGTTTATCGATTTCAAGCCAAGTTTTAGATGCATCATCCAATGCTTTTGCAAATGTGTTAATTCCGTTTTGGTTAACACCATATGCTTCCGCATTGATTGTTGGTCTAAACTCACCATTAACTGTATTCAATCTTTCATTTTGTTCATAATTAACTAATTTCATAGTTACCTGCCGTTAAAAGTCCAAACTTTCTTAACTGTTTTAACTGGTCTTTCTGTTACACCATTTACATCACCGCCATATTGAGTTGTGTATTTACCACCTGCATATTGTTGTTTCATCCCATATATACTAGATGCACCACTCAAGATAGTACCGAGCATTTGCAATCGCCCTTGCGTTTTCGCATTAGATGCAGCTGCTCTTGCACTACTAGCTTCATTTCGATAATTAACCCCATTAAGATATTCATTGTAGATACTGTTATTCTTGTTAGTTTCCCAATTGTTAATATCCTTGTTGTATTCATCGTAGCTACTAGCCATTAATTGTAATGGTGTACCACTCATGGATAGTCCTGTAGCGCCTGCTTCTGCCGTATTCTGACCTGCAATTAACCGCATTTTATTGTCCATATTATCTCGCTCTTGTAATGCTTGATTGGCAATATCCTGTTGTTTCCTATCAGATATACGTGCATTAGCTTCCGCTGCTTGTGCCTGTGCATTATACATAGCAGTTTGTGCTTTAGTTTGTTGATGTTGCCCCCATAATTGAGTAACCATTTGACCTGCCATCAATGCAATCGGATTACACATTCGCATCCCCCTTTCTCAATGTAAATAGTTCCATTCCGTTATGTGTTATATCAGAATGAATAACCGCCCCTAGTGATGTAAGCCATCTCTTGGAGCGGTGATTATCCTTATGTATGAAATTGAATAAACATTCATGAGTGGATAACCACTCTTTTATGATTGCGTTACTTCGTTTTAGAAATTCCTTTTGCAATTTCAAATTCGCATCCAGTATCTTATTTCCCAAGAAATAAATGCAGTACATTCCGTTGATTGGCTTTTTTGAAATTCCGTATACGGCTATTGGTACATCATTCTCAATTACAATGTGATTTTCGTAGTCATCACTGCATATATCCCTCACAAAATCATTTTTTCCATAATTTGGAAAATTTTGGTTCGCTATATTGACCTCTAAGGTGTCTATGGCTCGTAAGTTGATATATAAGTCATGAATTAATGAAGTGTGCCTTACAGGGCAAATCTCAAAGTCCTGTAACATTTGGAAAACCACCGCCTATTTCTATCTCTCTTGTAACGCTTAAAAGGTTAAATGGATAAGGTTTTTCGTGCAAAATGCATACAGATGCATCGGTTGAGTACACTCCATCGAATTTTGGCAATATACATACCTTATCGCCACTATATAACTTGAGTGGCGGTAATGAAATATCATCCATATGGTTGAAGTTTCTTCCGATTTTGCCACCGAACGAATTTAAGATGTTCATCGATAATCTACTCATCGTTAATCGTCGGCCTTGTAACGTACCATCTTGTATTTGCATTTCAATACTTGGAATACGTAATCGTGTAGTGTAGTTAATACCAACGGCTACACTTTGTGCCTTACCATCGATATTAATAATCGCCGTAGGTGGTACTTCCTTAATTGGCCGTTCCCTACCATTTACAACGATTTGCACATCCTCACCAATCAGATGAGGTACTGTGATAGTGCTGATATTCTCTGTACTTGTTTGTCTAATGTAACAATCCATGTACACGTTATTATTATCAGCGTTATACATTGGCTCAAATCGTTCTATGCACATCACTGTTCCACTTTTGAAATCACGCTCAACGATTACATACAAACTATCTTGTTCGCCCTCAGCTACACTCTCAGCATATTTATATTTGCCTTTTGTGGTGAAGTGCGACCATGCATACACCTTTTGCTCAGGAATGTAAGTTAGACAATCGATATTGCCATCATCTGTTACGTAGTAAACGATACTATCTGGATCTTGTGCATAAGCACTTGTGATAAAGTTACGATACTTTGTCAGATGCTTAACGAATAGAGTTAAGTCAGCCCCTGTGTAGTTATCACTTTCATAAGAATACCCTAAATCACGCACTACACACCCTCTAGCTTGTACGTACACGCATCTATTCCCTATGTATTGTGGCTCACATTCAGATGCACCACGTTGGGTTTGTGTACGTAGATTGCAATTTGTAGGTGTGATGGTTTTAGAACCATCTATAATCCATTCGTTACCGCTAGTTAAAATCAATAAGTCATTAGCAGGTATCAAATGTCGAATGTCATACATTTTGCGGTTAATTACTGGTAATGTGATTGCACTATCATCTGTAATCGTACCGCCTACCTTTTCTACACCAAAGTTGGAATAATCACCTGTGCGACTAAACCATATGTAGTTAGGATATTGATTACTAGATGCTAGGATAAATCGGTCTTGGTAAAACGTGCATACACGAGGATAACCAAGGCCTTTACCCCATTGTCCAAATCTGAATTTAGAGGTAGCTTCGTTATCTACAACGCTATTCAATACATTGACTTTAACATGCTTGCTATCAACAAATTCTTTGATTTCAACTACACCATAATTAGAATGTGGCAAGAATGATAAATCTACATTAACGCTACCGCCTTTTAAATCAGATACAACTTTCAATTTAGCACTAGGTGTAACCTTGCCTGTGTCGGTTACGTTGTAGTCATTGTTGGATGTATATACCCTGTAATCTTTCCATGTAGTGCCGTTGTCATTGCTGATTTGGATTTTAACAATACCATTCCATGTGCCATGCGATGTGAATTTCCACGATAAATCCTCATCACTACTGAATTGTTCTACATCATAATTGATATTATTGTAATCCTCACCAACAAGTCTGTTATATCCGCCGTGTCTTTCACGTGTAACATATTCAGTACGTTGTATTACTTCACCAGTTTTGCTTGTAGTTACTGCTTTAACAAAATGTTCAATTTGCATGACTGAACCAACCATACCAGCATTGAATACATCCTTTGTAGCAGTTAGTGTATCGCCATTCAAAATTACAGTACTTTCTTTGTCTACGTTGACTTCGCCGTATGGTTGCTCTGATAGCTTGTATGTATCAAATCGCCAGTCTGTATCACTATATCGTGATAGCGTTTTAACTGGATACTTACCACTACAAATAAACATTACATCACCACTTTGGATGCAGTTCAATTTATCGACTACATCGCTTTCAAATGGTGTTTGTAGTTCAATACCTGTATAGATACCATTCCGCCACACTCGGATGTACTGTTCGCCGATTTCGAGTAAGAATGATTTATTCTTCTCGGCCGTAAACTCAAATAGCCGTGTAGACTTATCCTTGTTTTTAACTTGCCCTATATATTCTGACCCTTGCCGTCTAGCCACTGCACCATAAGGACGAATGACTGCGTTTTCTGCTAATAGCAACGCACTTTTGAATTGGTCTAAATCAAACCGCCTAGATACATCAGGCGAAATCTCACCAGTTGTAAATGCAAGTTGTGATATATACATCGGTTTCATATTTACCAACTCCTTGCTTTTACATAGTTAGAAATATATGGCATATCTTGCCTACGTTCTTTAGCACTCAAACTCTTGGCTTCTTGTGTGGCTGCTTGATAGAGTTTATAACATTGGTCGAATAAACCACTATTACCAGTTAATGGCATGGCTAGTTCTGCCCCCATTTTAGACTTCAAGGCCTGTACGAATACAGGACTGAATACATCTATATCTTGCACATCGTACACGTAATCGATGTACGCAAGCGGTACATCACTCACGATATACTTTGTGTTATTGTCAAAGGTAAATACATCATATTCTTTTTGCCTATCCGTTCTAAATCGTTCCCCTTTAGGAATAACCCCAAGTATACGGATGCACTTTTCAGGATACGCATAAACAAATTCATAACCAGCTAGTTTATGCTCAGATAGTACACACTCTTCACGCTTTCGTGCAAAATTCCATTCATATTGCGAAAGCAACATCTTGCGCGTCGCATCGTAATGCAATCTGCATTGTCTAGCCGTTTCTGTTTCTTCATCAAGGCCGTATATCCTACCGCCATTGATTAATGACAAAGCCATGTTGCAAATATCAGTAGGTGTCATATTGCCCCCCTTTGTAGTAAAAAAGAGGGATGCATACGCACCCCTCATTCTGTTATTCTGCAGTTTCTTCCGATTTCTTGCCTTTAGATTTAGTCTTTGGCTTATCTTCGCCATCTGCAGTTTCTTCGGTTTCTTCTGCGCCTACAGCTTCAAACAAATCTTTGAAGTAGTCCTTGTCATATTCAGCCACTTCATCTTTTGTAAATTCAACTGTTTGTCCTTCTTTAATTAAGCCCTTTGTATTGTGATACAAAGTTACTTTTGCAATGTATTCCATGTTACCCCCTATTTACTAGTAATACCGCTAGTCAAGAACACAGAAATCGTACCAGCCGTTGCATTATTGACATTAGCACGTGTATAACGTTTAACACCATTTGCCAAGCGCACTTTATATTCGTACCCAGCTGGTGCATTGGCTGGTAATGTAATACCATGCAACAATACAGGGTTAGCAATGTTTTCTGTATCAGATGTATATACGTTGATTAATGCAGTACCAGTTAATGCTTTGTCTACACGAACAACTAACCACAAGTTAGGGTCAGCATCACCGCTAGTAACCATAACATCGGAGCTGACATTGCCAGATAATTCACGTTTCCAATGGAATGTATTTAAAGTATCGATAATCATGTATTTTCTCCTCTCTACTATGCAGTAACACGTGCTTCGGTGGAAAGCAATGCATCAATTTTACGAACAGGAATACCATTCGCTCGAGTAACCATTTTACCCATTTCCATATCTTCTGTGATAGTAGAACCATGCACTTTGTTCTTTTGCAAACGTAAGAATGTACGCAATTCTTGGTTCATATACCATACTGGTCTACATCCAGTTAAGCTATGCATTTTTTCTTCCGCACGGATCATCAAGTTAATCAAATTAGGGCCTGCGGAAATATCTTCTTTGATAGATTTCATATCGATATTAGCGATACGTACTACATAGCGCCAATCACGAACAGATAAACCGATGTTTTGTTTAAAATGAGTTCGGTAACCTTGGAACATAGAACCATCAGCTTTAGTTACTGTTACTTCGCCCAAATCTTCTTGTTCTAAACCACCTTGACTGCCACGTGGATAAATACCATGTACAGTAAGAGGGCCCCAACCTACGAGCCACATAGAGGCAAGGTTAGCAGTACCGCCAGCATCAATAATATTTTTAGCGCAATCAGCTTTTTTAGTATCCAATGTATTAAAACGTGCGGATAAACCGATAAATTTTTCAGGTGCAGTTTCATCACCATAGAAAAGTGTGCTTGCGATTTCTTGGCCCATGCTTTCAACAAATGCACTATCTTCTGTTGCACGGAACGCTACAGGGTCATTAGAAAGTTTAACCAAGTCTTTATCCACTTCGGAATATGCTTCCAACATACCACAAGTATCAGTGATTTGTTTTGTAGTGGATTTAGATGGTTGTACACCGCCATACAACATGCGCCATGTCGTGGATGGTAATCCAGTACGTACAGTTGTTTTGTTAGATGTACCATCATTACATTCAATCATTGTCATGTCTTGAATAATTTCATTTGTTTGGTTTAATTGCTCAATGATTTGTGCAATTTTACCATTTGGATCCATGCGTGTTTGCAAATCCAATAATGTAGGATTGTTAGTTCCGATTGTAGCCATTAATTAATCTCCTTTAATCTTTAAACATAGACGGATACATATTTCGTCTAATAGCTTCATCCGATTGATTGTTTGCAGGTGTGTTGTTCCCTGCGTTGCTATCTTCGCTTACCATACCAGCAATATGTGCGAATAGTTGAATTACTTCTACACGATTACCCAAGCCATTTTCAGCTAAGATTTCACGGATATTAGGAATTGTCTTTTCTACTGCTTCAACACCTGCGGCCGCTTGGCTAACAGTAGTATCGAATTTGTTCCCTAATACCTCACGAGCGTTATCTGCGTAACCTTTGTATTGTGCTTTGAGTGCTTCTTGCTTTTGGTTTTCGTAAGCCGTTACAAGGTTGGTTGCATATTGATTGCCAAATTTAGCCATCTCTAATGCTTGCTCTTGTGTAGCACCTACACCATTAAGCATTTTTGAAAACTCATCTGCGATGGTTTGGTCGACTTCGCCACCCTCAAATGCAGTTGAGAAATCATATACAGTAGGTTCTGCAGGTTGGTCGGTGTTAGTATCACCGCCACCGCCTAAAATCGTACTTTGTTGGTCTTGTGTGTTCGTGTCCTGTGGTGTTCCACCATTTGCACTATCCGTGTTATTGTTTGTGCCTTGTTCTAAATTTTCATCCATGGTTACTCACCTTTCTTTAATTCGTTTTCTTCAAGCGTTTTAAAATATTTCTGCATCTGAATATTTTCGAGTTGTGCTAGATGGTATTTCTTAACACCCTCTATACCATCGCCAATCTTTCCTAAATCATTTTGTAAAGAAATAGCAATAGCCCTCATTCCCTCGTTAAAGAATGTTGTACTGTTGCCTGTGAATGATTGGCTATTCAGTTTTGCTCGGTCTAATATGCGATAAAAAAACCACCTACCGAGTTCAGTACTCAGTACGTGGTTCAACGCTTCAATGTCGCGTTCACGCATATAATCTCTTGTTTGTTTCATCTAATATTCCATTCCCATTAACTGTTGCATTACAGGGTTTCCATCATTTGCTGCATCAGTTGCTTGTTTTGCTGCACTAGCCATTTGAGGTGCTAATTGTGCTGCTTGTATCATTTGTGCTTGTTCCTCTTGTTCCTGTTGTGCCTGTTGTTGTTCTTCCATCTTAGCTTGATATTCATCATTCGATACAATTACTTTTGCAGGTACACCGAGGTTAACACCATAATAATCCGCTGCTTCTTCAAAATTGAATTTTTGTAGAATATTAGGATTGCCCTGTGCTAATGACATAAGGAACGCAAAATACTGTTCGATTGATGTTAATGAAGATACTTTCTGTGCCTGTGCCAATGGCGAAATGTACTCTATTTTCACATCTTGGCCGTTTAACTCTTCTGCTAATGCTTCATCGATTGGTGGAAACACACCTGCACGATCTAATATCGCATAGGTACGTTCGATAATCGGATTAAGAAATTCAGATAGTAGCCGTTCCACTACAGGCCCTAATTGTTGTAACTTCTCTTGCGTGCGTTCCATGACTTCCCTTGCCGTCATTTGTCCATTGTCCATATTGTCTAGCATAAGGAATAAGTCAGCACTATACGCACGCTTGATACTGTCTTTAACTTCAATGATTTGTTGCATTATCCAATCAAGATTGATACCTACGTTAAATATAGGTTCAACCTTACCGCCTGTATCGACTTCGGTTATACCACCAGGGAATAACGATACACTACCAATCACATCGGATGTTACGGCCATTGGTGGTTTTACACCTAACTCAATAGCGGTTAGTCTGTCTAGCTCCAACTTCTGCAACATCATTGCATCAGATTGTGCGAACCATGCACTACCTTTGCCGTAACCATTTAGATCATGTGTTGTGTGCCGTGCAATCGGAATAGGCCATTCTTCATAGCCACTATGTCGCAAGATTTCATCGTCTCTGCTACCCTCAACCCAGTAAATAGAGGAGTAAGGCATGTTCTTGTTACCTAGTTTTCCGTTGCGGTCTTTGTTTTCGCACACTAACCAACATACAGTATAGGTAGATGCATTACCCTTGCCGTCATCGTATGCGTTTTTAATTTTTTCGGTACAGTTATCATATCCAAACTCTTCCACGAGTTGGTCGCAAGTCATGTTGTACTTTCGCCCAAACGTGTTAACCTCACCATTAGCATTACATTCTAATGCGTAAGTACCGATTGGATACGATGTGAAACGTACACCAACTTTACCATCTGGCATGATTGACATAGGCGCTTGTCCGAATGGTAGTTCCATATAAACTTGATGAACCACATTGTAGAAATTGGATTTTGCAAATACTGCATACAATATTTCTTCACGCTCGTCTAATACTTTCGCTACATCGCTATTTGCTGCCATATCCGTATTTTCCATGGTTAGCTTAAACCACTTACGGCTAGGCGGTGTCATTCCACTCATTACACCGCTGGCAAATATCTGGCAACTTTCCCATGCTATTCCAGTAAGGATTTTATCGGTATATAGTTTCGATTGGTCTTGCTCACCATCAAACACTCCAAGGAATGGCAACTGATAATCTCTAATCATCTTCCATTTCTCAACGTACTTTTGACGATTGGTGAACATCTGATTGAATTTAGCTTTTATTTTTTTATAGTCTTTCGGTTTAGTTACAGGCTTTTCTGTAGGTTGCCTTGCTAGACTTGATAAGATAGTACTCATATTAACCGCCTAATGTTGTTTTGCCTGTAGCTTGGCTCAATGCACTAGCTAAGATGGTACTATCATAACCAGTTTTCTTGCGCTTCTTATCAATGAACCATTGTTCATCTCTTTTTTGTGCCATATCATCAGTTTGTGCAACTGGTGTAGGCGATGGTGCTGGTTGCTTAATATCTGGTGTTTTAGCTTTCATACACATTCACATTCCCCCTTTACCCAAATGGTTTGTACTCTGTATTAGCTACTCTTCTGTGATTGCCATTTACTTTTTTATTGACCCTAAATGCAAAGGTCAAGGCTAATGCATCGCCTTTATTCGGTGATGGTAAGCCCCGCTCTTTCATGTCCTTTTTGCTTTCAAGTTGTATTCGGCCATTCTTATCAATGATCGCTTCTGGCCCTACGAGGTCGTCATACAATCCTTGTTCATTAGGGATTGCACCACCCTCTTTTAACCATTCTTTCATTTCGCCCCACATGTACGCTCTCATATTGAGGTACATATTGTTTGGCGATGCACCACCAAAGGCAACTAACCGCCATTTTCTACCCATTGACTTACCGATACTGTAAATACCTGTGCCGTAGCCTTGGTCAATGAACACCGCATCCGCTTTGTATTCGTCCTCAAACTTAGCAATAAGGTTAGCCATTCGCATATCATCATCATTCTTTTCAATGGTAGCCAAACATTTCATATAGTTACCATTCCTCATGACAATTTCTAACGTATCGCCACCAGTCCATGCAGGGTCTACACCGATGATAGTAGGCAAGTTATCGAATTGTCCTACCTTGTACACTCTCTTTTGTGCTTCATCTACAATTGTTGCGGATATGAATTGTGTGTCCGATGCACTAGGGAATATCCCTCTTACACGCACTTTTACAAAGTCGCTATCCTCACCATGAATATCTACCCATTCTTGCAACTTAACTTTGTTAGATACTTTAACAGTTCGACTATCAATTTGTTCTGTATACCAGTATTTGCGATACTTTCTAAAACATTCTCTAAATCTACCACTGTTTCGTGTAGGGTTTCCAAAAGCACACCAGATAATTTCTGTTTCCTCATCTGTTAAAGCACCCTCTGTTACTTCCCATATGCTATCAGATATAGCTGATGCTTCATCAAATATGATTAGTATTCTATTCCCTTGATTGTGTAAGCCTGCAAATGCTTCTGGATTACTTTCGCTCCATGGAATAGCATCTATTCGCCACGTTTTCTCGTACTTTTTATCAGCACTAAACAATGCAGTTGCGGTGTAGGTGAATAATTCTTTGCCTATAAACAGGTTGTACCATTTATTAAGCTCAGGCCATGTTTTAGAGATTAACTGCTTTTCTGTGTTAGCAGTAACTACTCCCCTTGTGTTTTCGTGAGTAGCCATAGCGAATAAAATCAAGAATGATACCAACGTTGATTTTCCGATACCATGTCCAGATGCAATTGCAATTTGTATTGCTTTGGAAAGGCTTTTTCCTTTCTTTAGTTCTTTACCTATCTTTTTTAATATTTTAATCTGCCACTTATCTGGCCCATCAAAACGTTCAAGGATGGTATCCTTTTCTCCCCAAGGAAAAGCGAAATAAACAAAGCCTAATGGATCATGCGTAAACGAACCCAATGCATCAATCAGTTGTGCCTTGTTGTACTTCATCTGATTTCACCCTTGCTTGCTTCATGCGGTCGGATATATCAATCTCTATTTCCGCATCAAGTTTTACCTTTTCAGTAAATAGCATGTGCCGTTTACCTAGCAACTCGGCTGCTTTAGTTCTGTCCGCAATTGATGTATCCAATCCGAACGCATCTTTTTCTTCGCCGTTCATGACCTTAGTTAGGTATTCCAACACTTCATCAGCAGTTGCAATTGTAGATTTGTTCTTCTTTTCCATGTGAGATTGTATATATTGGCTCACGTTAGCATTTGACAACAATCTACTTCCCTGTTGCCTTGCACTATTCTCTGAATATCCAGCCTTTAATGCAGCATGTGTAGCATTAGCGGTCTTGATGTATTCAGTAGCAAATAGTAATTGTTTGTCAGTTAACTTTGTGTCATTCATACATCAATCACCACCTTTATACGCTCTAACTAAAAATAGCAGTACTTCATGTTGCTTAGTACTGCTATACTCACTTTCTTTCTTATAGAGTTGTCCTTGCTTGAACGTTTTCCCTTTCTTGTACTTATGAGGGAACGTCAGTATGTATTCTTCCTCTGTGTACATTCGATTGACGATATATACCTTACAAGGCTTATCATATTTGCTCCATGATTGCCTTACATCGACTACATACCGCCTGCCGTTCATCTGTAATGCTTTTAGCAGTTTCCTTATCATTGGTTGATAATTCACATCAAGCACCACACAATACCGACTACAATCAATACACCGCACACAATGGCTAGACAATCAATAAGGCTAAACAAGTTATCTTCACGATGCTCAAACGCATATTTTGCTTTTGCTTGTAGGTCTTTGTTATCTAGGTCTTGTGCTGCTCGTTTAAACAATGCTCTATCCTTAATGAATTGTTTAATCGCATTAATCATTTTAGTACTTCACCACCTTTCCGCTTTAATTTCCCATTAGATCGCACACACAAACCGCATGCACTTTTGCTTGCGCTCCCCTGTGTAATGTACGTTTGGCATAATCCATCATACTCAATGACATTAGCCGTACATCTTCCTTTCTTGTTGTTCAAGCATTTACGCTTACAACACATAATATCAGTCATCATTTCTCCCTTTTTGATAACTTTATGCAAAAAATGAGATATATCGCCGTGGATATACCTCATTATGTGATAGTTTTATTCATTTTTATTGCATACTCAAAACCAAAGTTATATAGTTAGCTATTTGCTAACACGAGCATATGAATTGTAATCACGGCTAGCACTCGCTAATTATCACTAACCAAAATACTCGGTTCTTAATGGAACATATATAGCTTTAGTTTTTAGTATGCAATTGCACTCTCTAAACTAATACCGCCAGTTGTTTGTAGTATGTAACATTTTTTCGCTTAAGGTTTTATCTCATGAAACGTATGGTTGGTTGTTATTGCATAATTGGAAAGTATTATATGTGCGGTATTAGTTTACAAAATGCAATTATGAGGTGCGGTGCAGTTAGAAATAATGTATTTACGCTCTAATGACGATTTTACCGAAGTACAATTTTCAATAAAATAAATATAAGTATTTTCCGCACCTCAATTGCTATTAAGTTTTTTTTACAACACCTAGTGTTATGAAGGATATAAGATTACTGCCCGTGTTTGTAACCTTACACCTTATATTCTACTATATGTTGACTTGGACTTATACGGACATTTGCGGACATTTGCGGACATTTACGGACAACTTTTTGCCACATTCAATCAATGCTCGTTGCTTATATCGTTTCGCCTGTTTAGTTGAGTAATTTCCAATCATTTTGTAAGCATCTTCCGTTGTGGTATTCAATATGTACTCATATCTTAGAATGACCGCTCCTAGTTTTTCATCTAGGCTATCAATCAATGTGATCGCATCGCATTTTAATCCCGCTAATCGTTCAATCTCCTTATTCCGCTTTTCTGTAGTATCCATAAATTTCGCTATACTGCCTTCTAATCCTTGCGGAGTGCCACCGCCTGTTATTCTATCTTTAGAGTAATCAATAGCACCTATTGAGGTTATATTCCCTCTTAACTGCTCTATTTCTTCCTTGATAGATGCTATTTGTACATCTACCAACTTTACAGGTTGAAGGTGTTCAATAGCTAGGTTAATTAATTCCTGTTCACTCAAATATTACTCACCCTCTCTATGTCTTGCACAATACATCTCGTAATTGGATTGTGCAAATTCTCTTAACTCCTTTGCCTCGCCATCTGTTAAATGTCCTAACATCGGTCTGTTATATCTAAGCCACCACTTATTATGTCTATACAAAATGATATAACTACTAAATCCGTCATATACCCTCGGTCTGCATATGCTATCACCACATTTAATAGTTAAGCGTTTTTCTTCTTCTGTATTTCTAAACAAACGCAATAATCTAATCATTTATACCTCTGCTAGTTTTGCAATTTTCCATGCAATCGGAAGATTTTTTATTTGATTGCTCCAAGATGTTCTTCCATTTTGCCATGCATATACTTCCCCATCTAGATACATCGCAAAATATCTACACTTCCAAACTTCTTCACCACTATTTCTGACAAAAATTGGTGTATCAACTGCCACTTTCGACCAATCAACAATACCTAAATATTCACCAATATCAATTTGTTGGTTCTCTTCCGTAAAGCACGTACTCCTAATATCAACTCTATTTGACCACTGTGAAATACATTCACGATTTTTGTAAAATAATACTGTTCCGTTTTCAATTTCAGCTTTTCTGTACCCTATTTCATACATGCGTTTAAATAGTTCATCTGTAAATTGTTTATCGTTCACGTTCCCATTCTCCTCTATCTTCATTGAATTTGTACCATTTTATATTTCCAAATTTTAACACGCTTGTTTGATGCACCTCACCGATACAAAATTCATTATCGCCACTTTCACAAGCCAGTTGCTTTAGAAATTCAAATGCACTTTCCCATGTATCATGCGGTGCTATGTAATAATCAGAATATTCTGTATATCCGCTATAACCTAACATACTAACCTCTTATGATAAGGCGGATATTTCACCGCCTATATCTTATCCAATCAATACTTTAATTAAAATTACAAATCCAAATATCAAAGCTACCAAAGATACGCCCATAACAGCATTAAAGAATAACTCTTGTACAAATTTAGTTGCTTCTTTATTCTGTTCAACTTTCATGTTAGCCATTGATTTTAAATCATTTGTTTTTGTTTGTAGTTTTTCTACATCACCTGTATATATTCCCATTGGTGTACACATATTATTTACCAGCTTTCAATTCTTCAACTTCCGCTACTAATTTAGTAACCAATTCTTCAAGTTGTTTGATTTTGCCTTTATGGTTAGTTTCGTATTCACTACCTTTACCAAGTCTAAAGGATACACCTGCATTAACCATTTTGTTGGCTAGTGTAGTACCCAAGCTAAACATTACATGCTCAGTTGGTGCATAGAACATACCAATGGCTACATCATTTGCGTTTTTGTAGTGGCCGTAGCCTACTGCAAATATTAGTTTGTCATCAGAATTGTATCCCAAGTAGTGTAGCGCACTTAGTGCTGCATTAGATGCACCAGCTTTTGCTACTTCATGCATCACGTTTGAGATTTGACCTACTGTATTACGTTCTAAATCCGTAATGCGTGTTTCGTGGCTATTAATTCTATCTGTATTATTCAAAATGGCTTGGCTATTTTGCCCTACACGCTCGTTTGTAGCGTTTAGAGTGTTATTAATCGTTGTAAACCCATTATCCACCTTAGAGGTCAAATTAGAGATATTCGTAGTATTTCGTGTAACTCGTTTGTCTAAACAATTCACATCTTTTTGTAGTTTCGCAATATGTGTTCCGTTTGTTTCAATTTCGTCATACGCTGCGAACAGCTGACTGCCGTTTACCGCATCTAAACTGCTAGGGTCTACACGGCCAGCACTTACATTATGTAATTGTCTGTTGTAGTTACTAATTCCGCTATATGTATCACTTTTCTTACTGCCAAAGGATACTACGCTATTAGGACTTTCACCTGCGAACACGTGTGTTACCCCATTTAATACAACTTGTCGAACACCTACAGGGTTATCCGTCTGACTGTTTGTGCCAATCGCAACGGAATTTTGAATAGGTGCTGATGCATTGTTCCCAACAACTACTGCATCAATACCACGCACTACACTATGCGTGCCTACTACTACTGCTCCTTGATTATCTACTGTATTGTTAGCACCTAATACAGTTTGTTCTTTATTGTTGCCTACATAGTTGTTATACCCAATCACGCTTGCTTGGTCTGCTCCAATTGTTCCGTTGCCACCACCGATTACAACGCTGTCATTTCCTGTTGCTTTATTATCACGGCCAATTGCAATTGTATTTGTGCCTGTAACTACTGTATTCGCCCCTACGGCTACAGAATTGTAACCGCTTACTACTGGCGCTTGTGTGTTAGGCTCTACTGGCCCTGTAACTACACCATTTGCAAACACATTGCCACCAATTACACCCATAATCATTGTTGCTAATACTAATTTATTCATGTTTGTTTTCTCCTTTTACTGTCTACTTTCTGTCTTTCTACTGTCTTTTCTGTCTATTTACTGTCTACTTCCCTGTACTACCGAACCCATTACTGCCTCTTTCCGTTTCATATAATCGGTCTGTTTCTTCTACCTCAGGCAATAATATTGGAACAATTAACAACTGTGCTATACGTTCGCCACGCTTAATTGTGTAATTCTTGCATGATACATTGTCATATACCGCACATATTTCCCCTGTATAGTCGCTGTCAATTACTCCCATGCTATTTGCCATTCGCAATGGTGTCTTATGCATGCTGCTGCGTGGTACTAACAATCCAACATGAAAGTCAGGTATTTGTACCGCTACTCCTAGTGGTATTTTTTTCTGTGTATCTGCTGGTACTACAACATCGAACGGACAATATAGATCTAAACCAGCACTCCATTTACTGCCTCGTGTAGGCAACTCAACATATTCATTCAATCTCTTTACTAACATTAATCCAATCACCCCATATCTTCGCCCTTGTTACTTGATTGCTTGTAAGATTTAACTCCTTCATGATTTGCCGATTTGTTAAGCCTTTCTTACAAAGTGCAATCACCTTGTCAATCAATTTGAATTCGTCTTGTATAGTTCTTTTCTTAGGTAATCCGCTACCTTTTCCACCGATAACCTTAATTGCCTCATTTGTATCAAGGTTTCCCCATACTACTGATGCTAATGCTAGCCAGTTTTTGCAATTATGGGGAATACCATATGTCGCTGTATTAACAGCCATCACTAAACCCGCCTTTCTTATACATCTCAAACCAATCATCTGCCCTCATGGTGATTAACCATTCAGCATTATTCTTTCTATGTGCCACGATTGGCATCACGTTCTTATGTTCGCTATCGTGAATTGCTTGTGCCATTGCTTTGTCTACGTTTAATGCTTGTACACGCTTGACTTCAATATGGATATTAGGTAGTCCAACACAATCGCTGGCATCGCCTGTGTTTCCACAATACTGTTGCGTTCTACGAACATCAAATCCATGTTCCTTGCATAGATTAGCAAATTCACGTTCTCCATCTGCACCTTTTCGTTTACTATTTACTTTCTTTTTCTTCTCTGTTGGCATTATCTATTCACCCATTTCATGCATCCAATTCGTAAATAATGCATTAACCCTGTAGGACTTAATTCGTACCAATCATCTCTAGCTTTAGCACGTCTTACAAATCCGCCAAACTCATATATATTACCTTTGAAATCATCTGTATCTATTTCATCAATCAAAATCAATCCTGCATCTTTAAGAAAGAAATTGATCTCATTTCTATTTTCTTCATACAAACTTCTTGGCATTGCATAATACAAGTACTTTACTTTCTTACAATCATGGTATCGTTTCTTTAAAAAATCTCTCCTGAAATCATGAATATCTGTTTTGATTTCGACTTCTGTTAGGTATTGTGTTTTTAAATCAAAATATACGAAATCGGCTTCATATTCAGTTCTTCCGGGACAATACATACTCACATTTGGTATGCATATTTTTTTACGAAATAAGTGTCTACCAAGAACATATTGAATATCTTTTTCGTCCATATGTACATCTCCTAATCAATCCCCCTATTTGTTAATATAATCACCAATGCGGTATTTCTTTGTTTCAAAAACCACCAAAGCATTATTTTCGAACCCATATTTCTTCTCCCATGCTCTGAATACTTTTGTTAGTTCTTCGCTTAGTTCGTCAATATGCTCTTTCTTTACACCATTCAAGTAATCGTCTGACCATTCTTTAATTTCGTCATCCATGTCATATTCGAATAAATTCCAAAGCACTCGTTCACTATCAATCTCTGGAACGTAATGATAAGGGTGTCCAACACGTACATACTCAATATTCGAACACGTGTCCATATAGCTATGATCACTATCGCCCACATCGTCAATGCATTCTAAATAATCCGCTATTGCATCTTTAATACTATCTTGCGGTTCGCCAGCTTTTCCGTTATCAACCCAGCAATATTTTGTTTTATCTTCAACTAACATTGATTACGCTCCTCGATTTCTTCTACTTCGATAATGCAACTTTCAGGAGGTATAGATACTAATATTCCATTTATATCCTTAAACCATATGCATTTTATCCTGTTTTCACGCACCATAACTAAATTACCCAAATAATCTTTTATATTTGTATAATTTTTCGTTACGTACATCATAACTTGGTTATTTGCGTACACTGTAAGTCTAATCATATAATCACCTCTTAGAACGGAATATTTTCATTTTGATTTGTGGTATCAAAACTATCAAAGTTACTAGATGTAGCATCATCATTTGTTAGTGATGTACCTACAAAGTTTGCTACCACTTCTGTTACATATCGTTTTTGTCCGTCTTGCGTATCGTATGAACGTGTTTGAATACGGCCATTCACAAGTAGTCTGTCTCCTTTCTTGCAGTTACCAACCGCTTCCCCAGTCTTTCCCCATGCTACGCAATTAATGAAAGCCGTTTGTTCTTTTGTTTCGTTGGTTGCACTATCAATATATGTATTAGTCGCTGCGACTGTGAAAGTCGCCACCGCTCTCCCACTTTGTGTAAATCTCAATTCCGCATCTCGTGCTAAATTCCCTAATAGTTGTACTTGGTTCATATATTCAACTCCTATTTTCTAATTCTATATACCCTACCGCTTTGTTTTTGTGCGTCTACTGTTTTTCGCTTATGATTTATCGTCAACAAAACAAACTCGCCTTACAGGGCTTTTAAATCAATTTCAGTAACTTAAATGGTTTAGTTTTGCTTCAACTTCATCCACGTACACATCGTAGCTAGGATGGATATGGCAATCGACTGTTGCCTCGTTACGCATGATTTCTAGTAGATTTTCAATCTTAGTGAGTGCTTGCGCTTCATTATTCGCCAGCATTTGAAAGCTAACATTGAATGATACATTCACACTTACATCAAACTCTTTCACGCTTTCTTTCATTTATCTCCCTATTGCCTGTTTTAACAACGCTTTCCCTTTATCAGATATTTTGCTTTTGTTGATTATTTCTGTTACATCGACTGGTTCTTTGGCTATTTCTACCAAGTTACCTGTAGCAGTCATTTCTATTTGCTTTTGACCTGCACTTATCAAGGCTTTATCGTGTTGTGCCTTTTCTCTAGCTTTCAGCAATAAATGATTGTCTTTGATTGAATTAGCCATTCTTTGTCGGTGTTTCTCACGATCTATTAATTGCTCATAGCATTTAATAAACTGTGCCCTGCAACTTGCCTCATTATATTCATGGCCCATTCTAGGGTCGAACGATGACCATATTGGTTTTGCAGCTTGTAAGGTTATCCCCTCTAAATGCTCCTTTCCATTGTCATAACCATAAGTGCCTGCTACTTTGATTACTTTCTCCCATGCAGTTTGTGCGGTTTCCCCTTCATCATGCATATTCACATATGCACTTAATGCTGTACATTCTTCACGTATCTCTGCAATCGTTGGCAAAAACTTACATTTGTTAATCAAGTTAGCTACCGCTTGTTCTAGCGTTACAGGATTGATATCAGCAAGCATAGATACATACAACTTCATACGTTCTTTTGGAATATCAGTAGACCACGCTATCTGTAACATCGATAGCGCCGTTGTTGTCCTCAAATTGTTCGTTTGCATACTCATTCATCAACTCCTTTACTACGTTGATTGCATCTTCCTTGCTATTCTTTTTATAATTATGTTTTCTGTATTCGCTACGCTCCCAAGTCCTAACCGCTGCTTTCCAATCTTTCATTGAGTTTTTACCAACTCTCCATCCGTTACTTTCGTAATAGTCAAAGAATTGTTCAGCGTTTACATTGTTGTTACGTTCGATACAGTATTGTTCAATGTCAGAAATAGTCGGTTTTTCAAAACGCTTGCGTTTTGTTGTAGTGCATTTTGTACTACTATGTATCTCTTTCTCTATCTCTATATCTTTCTCTAACTCTATCTCTATCTCTGGTGGAGATTTCTCGGAGATTTGTCGGAGATTTGTCTGGACATTTGTCCTATCTGTTTCTATTCGTTGTCTATATTCACGCTTTCTATCGGCTTCACTACTACCTTTACCAATGAAATTTTGAATATCCAACATATAGATAGCACCATTTTCTAGTACATCGATTAGTCCTAAGTCCTTGAAGATTGATAATGCTTGTTTAACTGTTCCTATTTGGTGTCCAGTTACACTTGCCAGCATTTCTGCGTTGTATGGAATGCGATCATTAACCACCAACTTTCCATCATTCTTTAGACTTCGTAGATAAAGTTTTAAAAGAATATTACTGTACAAATAGCCATCTTTCATGCTTTCTAGTATCTTCAACTCATCACTGTCAAAGAAATTTTCTTTCAGCCGTAGATAGTAATACTTTTTGTTATCGCTCATAGGCTAGTCCTTATAGATAAGTGGTAGTTTGTTTAATGAGTTTATCAACATCAAAACCATTAATCTTTGTTAAAGTCTTACCACATCTAACAGTTCTTGTTTTTGCGATTACATCTAGCACTTCTTTTAATTCATTGATTTCTTTTTTATGAATTTGATACTCACCATTTTCACGTTGTAACGCATCAATTCGTTTTGTTACATATAGTTCAACTACATCAATTTTTTTCATACTCATCTGTCCTCTTTTCTACTTCCTCTAACAAGTGTTTACGTATCTCTTTTGCGAACACTCCATGTGCTTGATTGTGGCATTGCATACACAAACACGCTAAATTTCTTAAATCACTTAAACCGCCTTGTGAACGGAACACTATATGATGGCATTGTTCTGCCCTGTAGCCACATATAACGCATTGTCCGTTATCACGTTCATAGGCTTGTTTTCGTGTTACTGAATATAATTTGTTATCTCTTTTCTTTCTGTTGTTCACTATCCCACCCCTCTATGAGTGATTGAATGTACTCACTAGGTTCTAGTTGAATACCTAGCTGGTTACACTCATCTGTCAAACAATCTATAAGTCTTGCCATTTCTTTTGTGTTGTATACACTGCTGCCGTGGTAGCACATGATATTGTGATAGCCATTTAAGGTTTTACATTCACCTATATCTTCTGCAAGCCAGCCTAATCCGTGGCCTTGCCATATTTGTATATAGCGGTCTACTGCATCGGCTCTAACAGGTACATATGAGAAATGCCCACAATCTTTTATAGCTTTTCGGTATACATCCTCTTTTGATGTATAACCATTCTTGCTTAACTCATCAGCTATGCGTTGGCACAATATCCAAGCATAACTATTTGAGTTAAGACTACGGCTTTTAGATTTCTTTTTTATCTCTACTGTGTATTCTTTATCGGTAGAGATATTTGACAAATCATTGTCATGTGGTGCTGGTATAACCACCATTACACCTAGTGGCGAACGTAACAGTTCAATGTTATTTGTTGTCCACTTCATCGTTTAGCGTACCTTTGAGCATTCACCCAATTAAATGCTTGTTGGTAATGCTCTTGTGTCATACTATCTGTTCCAGTTACTTTTAACGTATCTTTCAAGTAATGTTTCAAATCATCTTCGCTAATACCACCTTGTGTGGCTCTAGCTTTTAGAGTTTGCCAGTTATACACAGTTTCTTGTGTTTGTTGTTGTGTATTTTCACCAAAGGTATAACGCACTTTCCATTTACTATCTACAACAACTAACCGCACAATATTTCTGTTTTCATCGTAGGCAATGTCTTTTACTTTAAATTTTGCGTTTGATGTTAGCTTTCCATTCCTTTCTATATATTCCGATTTATCAAGTTGAATATATACAAATGGTGCGGAGTATAATTCCCTACCGATACCCCAGTTAAAACCAGCTCTTTTAAAACTATCAGATGCTTGTCCTTTCTCTTTTTCTGTGTTACTCTCTGTTCCCACATCACTTTTAGATATCCATTGTTCTTTTACTTCATCCCAAATCGATATCGTACAATACAAGTTGCCATTGACTACAGAATGTTCACGTTGCCAGTTCATAGCACCTACAGTTTCATCAAGGATATTCATATCAACACGTGCATCTTTATATAAAAGAATTGTTGTTCCAACCGCTCCTGTTTTGTTTTGTCCGATAGATTGTATTCTGCAATCTATCTCACTTGCTTTTAATGCTCTAAACTTCATCATTCACCTAACCAATCTGTAAATTCATGTGCGTTTCAATTCTTGCACCAGCTACTTCTTGTTCGTTCTTGATAGCTTTTTTAATTGCCACTTTATCAGCTGCGATTGTTACTTTTCTAAACTCATCAGGCAATGCATCCAAGTTGTCAATTTCTACTGTTTCGCTTTTTTTGTAGTAACATTTGAATAGTCCAACTTTCTTTTCTGTTAGTTGGTTTTGTTTCATGACATGATCAATATTGTTCTTTAATCGTTCAGTCATGTTTTCCAACGTTTTTGCTTTTGCCTGCATCCGTTTTGCTTCATCTTTAAACGCTTGAATATCACCCTTTAGATTACGGATAAACATTGCGGTGTTTTCTATTTTTTCATCGATGCTGCAATCAAGCATATCCAATGTATTTTGAATTGCTTCCA